ATCAGACCTACGAAAAAACGTACATATAGATAAAAGATTAGAAAAAAGAGAAGAAGAAAGTATAGTAGAAAGAAATAATTCTTATGTAGCACCTGCTACGCAGGAGCCACTACCGCAAGAAGCTTTAAAGCTAGCAGACCTATTAAAGGAGAAGATACTAAAGAACCAACCTACTGCTAAGATCGATAAGAATTATCAGAAGAACTGGGCTAAGGACATAGAAAAAGCCCACAGAATAGACGGCAGAAGCTGGAACCAATTAAGAGGAGCTATAACCTATGCACAGGATTACAGCGATTTTTGGGGTGTGAATATTAGAAGCGGGGCTAAACTTAGAAAGCACTATGACCGCCTAGAAGCCGATTTAAGGCGGGTTTATAACCAAAGAGGCATAATGATAGCAGGAAAGCCACAAAACGGCTCTGAGGGGGCTGAAAACGAGTTTAACGTACCATTTTAAGTAGGGGAATAACGCCAAAAGCTAAGAACACGGGAAAATCCGTGGATTTACACGCAATTAAGAAAAACTAAGAAACTACAAAAAATCCCCAAAAATACTCTTTACATTTTTAACCGAGTGGTATATAATAAGACTATAAACAATTAAACAAAGGAACAAAACATGGGCAGAATAACAACTAAAGACTTAGAGGAGCTTGGCACAGGCACGATTGAACGCGAACCAAAAATAGTCTTGCGAGGAGACACGGTAATCTTGGAAACCCGAGAACCAGACGGCAGTATTATAAAGCATTATCACCACTACCAAACCCGCGAAAAGGCGATAGCTCAATACGAATGGTGGCGTACCGAATACACCGTAGGCAACCGCGATTAAAAGCCCCGCCCGAGGCTAAAATCGGGCAATAAAGGAGAAAAACATGGGAAAAGAGCAAACACCAGCGAAAACCGCTAAGAAAGACCAAGACGGCAACCTAGTACTAGAGGAATGGGAAACCGAAGAGGCGACCTATAAAAAAGTAAAGTATGGGGTCATTAGAATTATGGGCGACCCGAACGAGCATAGGATCAGCTACGAGACCTTAAAAGCCATAGCCGACAAACCCCCACTATTTAACGGGGACGTAATAATCCCAGAAATGCACGTAAAGGTGCCATTAAATAGGATCGTATTCCAGCAATTCAGAGACGAAGAGCAAAAGAGACTAAAAAACTTCGCTAAGCTACCTACCTCAGCAGTATTACTCGATCTAAACGAAGACAAAATGATCGCACAGGAAGACCTAAAGGGGAGAGAGGCATGGCGAGAAGCTACAGCCCACTACCAAGAGGGAACGGACGGACGGGAGTATTACCTAAACCGCAACCAATTAAAGAGATGTCTATGGCTACACCGAGAGAAAGGCGAGAGCGAATTTTACCCGCCCTCGATTTACAGAATAGAGAAATACGGTATTGAGCAAGAATTTTAGAAAAAGCATTGCACAAAACGGTCAAATGGTATATAATAAAAGTAGCTAAAAAGCACACCCGAGGCAATAGATTACGAGCCTGATGAGGAGCTAATAAGCGAGGAAACATTAAACATAACGGAGGGCATGCTATAAGAATAAGCGTAAAAGCGGTAGAGGAAACCGCAACTTTTACCAATAACCTAGACGGCGAGCTAGAATGCACACACGCCGAGACCTACTATGACACGTACGATTTCGGTTATGCAGACCCGATTAAATGCGACTGGGTAGATGACGACCAGACGGTCGAGGTTTGCAAATACTGCGGAGCCTATAGGACGGTAAAGAAAAGCAAACCTTATACAGACGAAGATGGAATAGTAGTTTGTGATGAGGAGCTGGGGGACTGGATTAAAAAAGATAACTAAAAGGAGAAACAATGGAATTTATAATCGGAAAAAATGGAACGAAAATGAAAGTCGATAAAAAAGAAAAGGAATTTCTTAAAGAAATCACGAGTAAAGTCAAAGAAGCCATGGCAGAAAAGATCGTAAAAGATAACCTAAGCGGAATTAAGCTCAAAAAGACCATGACCAAAGAAGAGGTCGAGGAAATTATTCAGATTATAGGCGAGAACTACAGTGCAGTATATCTGTCGATGGTAGAGAGCATTATGAAGACTTTAACTGAAGCTTCAGATAAAATCTTCGCTGCAGTAAAAACATCCACTACGTTTATTATTTTAATTAACGGCGAGCTCGGAATCGATTTACTAGAAGATGAAGATGATGACGAGGAGGATGAAGACGAGGATGAACGTTCCGAGGACTAAGGTCAAGCTATACAGAAGTAGCGACATAGCTATTGTTTACTCGACGCAAGACGTAAACGAGAAATACCTGCGTCTGTTTATCTTAGATAAGCTAAAACGCACCACCAAGGTAGAAAACGGCTGGATGGTGAAGTTTGGCGGGATTAAGATTTTAGCAAGAAACGGCGTAAGGGTTTACGTTTACAGGTATATTAACGCCGAGTACGACAGCCAGAGATTTTACGATAAATATAAAGGGGCTCTCGAGATGGGGGCGATAAAACACCTAGAATGGATTGAAAATGGGAAAAACCGAAAAGCCAAAAAAATATAAGATAGATACCTTAGAGGGTATTCTAGAAATACCAGCCGAAGCATTTGACAGGTTCCTAAAGGAATTAAAGTGCATACATATAGCCTATAACGAAATTAAAAAGCAAAATCCAAAAGGTACAGTAAAGATTACCGACACCTACTGGGTAGATGATAAAGAAAAGATCATAAATTTTGTCGTAAGGCATAAGCAATAAAAACAGAGATACGCCCCTAAAAAGGCGTATTTTTCTGTAAGTTTTCCACAAGTATTCCAAAAAATCCCCAAAAATACTCTTTACATTTTTAACCGAGTGGTATATAATAAGACTATAAACAATTAAACAAAGGAACAAAACATGGGCAAACTAGAAAACAATAACGTAAGCGTAAGCTACAACCCAGAAACCAAAGAATTTTCAGGGGAAGATAAACAAGACAGCTTTAACCTACCTGCTTTCTATAACACCACTAAACGCTCGGCTAAGAAAGCATGGGAAGCTTTACAAAAAGACTTTAGCGAAAGCACTACCTACCACGAAGCCATTAACATTTTAATAAATAACGGCGTAGCAATTAGAAGCTACTGCATGATGGACTAAGGGGGGGCAAGATGACACCATCAGCACAAAGCCTACTAAACGAAATGGCACGGGCAGGGTATAACGGCAGAAAGGCTGGCGAGAAGCTAGCCTATATAGCCAAAGAATACAACGCAGGCAGAATTACCAGAGAAACCGCCCAGATAGTAGCAGAGCCACTAATTAGAGAGATTAACCTAAAGGAGCGGGAAATAGCCCGAAAATACGGCAAGAAGCCGAGTATAACAACATTTACATACGCCATGAGAGCATTAGCCTAAGGAGAGAAAAGATGAATACACCAAAATTTCTAATAGCAGACCCCTGCTACATACTAGATAAAGAGACATGGCAAAGCCTCTGCGATGAGGCAACAGACCTCGCAGATGAGAAATTTGAGGGGAACTGGGAAAAAGCATTTGGGGACGCTCTAGCAAGACACTTATTTTATAACGCTACACCAGAAGAGAGCAACGGATTAACTTATAGACACTTTCTCACAGGTATCACCTTCGCCTATGGAGGGGACGGAGACTATTACGCAGAAACGAAAAAAGGAAACAGCGGAAGAGTGAGCGTAGATAGCGGAATTGTCGCTATAATCCCATACTCTTTTTACGAGGGAAGGAAGCTAGAGATTTTATTAAATAACCCATACGCAGAATGGCTAAAAATTACAGAATTTAGCCCATATACGCTAAAGTACGAAGAAGAAGACAGAGATGACGAATATGACGAACAATAAAATCGGTAGATGGGAGCCATATTTCAAGCCCACTACAAGAAAGCACGACTCAGGATTTGGATGTTTCGAGTGTGGGTACCTCCAAATGGATGGTGGCAACCCTAAAGTAATTAAGAAAGTTGTAATTGCTAGAGGGGTCGATCATATAACGAACCTAGATTTTTATAATCTCGTGGGGAGAGGATACCCAGGAACGACTCTGAACTTAGATCTGCTTCAGGACGGCTATATCCGCATATTCAATTTAGAAAAACCTCTTTATTGGAATATTCCAGGCTTCTCGGACGCTTTTATTGTAGATAACAGAAGAGAATCAGCCTACCCAGACTATGACGACTTGGATGAATTGTGGGAAAGCATGAATAATAAGATGAAAGGAGAAACAAAATGAGTGAAATTAAATTTAGAGCCTACTATAAGCCTGAAAATCGAATGATTTATGATATTCAAAACGAATTTGAAGAAAGAATCGAGCTAGGTATGGATTGCTTCGCTGACTACCTAAACAATGACAATTTTATTGTAGAGCAAGCCACAGGAACAAAAGACAGACACGGCAAAGAGATTTATGAGGGCGACATTGTAAAAATGAAATACCCTAGAGATAGACGCTGGCTTGCTAAGTTTGTAGTACTAAAAGACCCTAGAAGCCCACGGCTTGTGTTTTTAGACGAGCGCATAAGCAACGAGCTCTTTGATATATTTAACGACATGCAAGACTATTATGAGATTATTGGGAATTTACATGAGAACCCTGAATTATCGGAGAATAAATAAATGGAAGTATTAAACATAGTAGCCTCAATAGTACTCATATTAGCCTCATCAATAATGATAATAAACGGAATTTTATTAACCGTGTCATTATGGAAGCTTTACCAAAGAGACCATCTAAGATATAAGATTTCTAAACTAGAATTCAAGATCAATAAGATTATTGAGAATGAATTAAAAAATATTAAAGTAAAAGAGGAAAAAGAAAATGAAAACTAGCATGGACTTAAATAATACGGGAAATATCGTCTATACGAGACAGCAAAAAGGGCATAGCATTTTACTAGCAGTATGTACTATGGGCTACTTCTGCTTCGGGTTCCCACTAATAATCTATTACATCCTAAGCCCAAACCACTACTGGCATTTATAGAAAGCCTGATGTATAATCAAAACGTAGATAATTAAGTGATACCCCTTAACCAAAACCCCCAGAAATGGGGGATTTTTGGTGCTATATCTTTAAGAAGTAGAAAGTTGTATTATAGGAATAATTAAAGGATTAACATTATGGATTTAGCACCGAATAAAAACATAACATTCGAGGAATTAAGGGTGGCAGTCTCGAACGCCATCAATGTTTCTCTCGCCCGCAACCTAAAGACTATAACCCTAGGCGAAATAACCCCAGCCCTAAAGTATTGGCTAGTAAAAGAGCTAGCATGGAACGGCCACGGCAATATTAGAGCTTTACCAGATAGAGACATCCACGGGGCAATATTCTTAAAGCTAACCCACGGCAAAGGTATAGCCACATTTTATGCCACCAAAGGTAAAGGTTTTATCCAGATAGAGATAGCCGAAAGCGGAATAAAGCTCGGCACCATAGCCGAAGCGGTAAAGCGTGCAGGATTTAAGCCGAAAGACAATACTAGACACCTAGGCAGATTAAGGATTTACAAAGAGGCTAAAACCCATGCTGAAGCGTAGTACTATAGCCAAGATAGTAGAGGGGATTTTAGACGAGGTTCAAACAGACATCAAGCTAGTCCACGAAGACGTCCGAGAGGAAACATTTAAGAGGATGGCGAACGAAGCCACGATCATCCTAAAGACCGCCTCAATCTGTGAGAATGAGGGAATAGACGAAGCCATGAAGTACTATAACGGCACACACACCGTGGATGAGTTTGAAGAGTTTAGACTTGACCCCCCAACCCCCGACGATATTAGCCTCTGTAATAGTTGCAACTGCATGACCCACACCCTAGCCCGAAAAGACGGCAAGGGTATAGTCTGCGGTAAGTGCGGAGCCATAAAATGAGAACCTACGGAAAGCTTCACCGAAAAGGCGAAAAGAAATACAGACCAACGGAGCGAGATTTTAGAGAAGAGAAAAGAAGAAAGAGAGTGAAGCTAAGGCGAGAAGAAAAGGAATACCAAGACTTTAAGAGATACGGGAGAAACATAGAATGGGAGAAATGATGATTATAAAACAATTATGGGACATCTTAACGATACTAGGACAGCTAGTGCTAATAGGCTTTTTACTAATGCTTGTAGCAGGAATAGCGGTAATGTTAGCGGTAGTAATTACCGCAGGCGTGAGAGTCTCTATCAATAATAGGAAAGGCAAGAAGAAATGAAAAAGACCCTGCCTATAGATTTATTAGAGGAGAATAAAGGGCAGATAGATGGAGTCCCCGCCAACCCTCGCACCATAACCAAAGAAAACATGGAAAGACTAAAAAAGTCCCTCCAGACCGACCCAGCTATGCTAGAGCTAAGAGGACTACTAGTAGCCCCACACCCTACTAGGGGGGGGTATTATGTAGTAGTAGGGGGAAACATGAGACTTAAAGCCTTAAAAGCCTTAGGCTACAAAGAAGTCCCCTGTGAGGTAATGGACGACCTAGAAAAAGTAGATCCAGCCAAGCGTAAAGAGCTAATAATAAGGCGGATTTTAGCCGATAACGCAGATTTCGGTGATTACGACCAAGACGCCCTCGCCAACGAATTCGACGAAGAAATACTAGACGACTACGACCTATTGCCAGCAGGGCAGACAGAAGACAAAGAAGAAGACGAGGCCCATGAGCTATTAAGCGAGAAGTTTCTAGTACCGCCTATGAGTGTATTAGACACTCGTCAGGGCTACTGGCAAGACCGCCTAAGGGCATGGCACAAGATTTACGGAGACGCTAAAGCAGGCGAAAGCCGAGAAGAAACACTCTTCAAGTCAGGCAACATCATAGGCGACAGTATAAACACGGTAAGTATTTTCGACATGACTTTAGCCGAGGTGCTTTTTTCATGGTTTATCCCCAACGACGGAGAACCCCACCGAGTGTTCGACCCATTTATGGGCGATACGGTCAAGGCGTTTGTGGCAGACTACCTAGGCAATTACTTTACAGGCACAGAACTTAGAAAAGAGCAGGTAGAGGTAAACAAAAAGAAAATGGCCGAAAAGAAAATGACCCGCACCCAGTGTATAGAGGACGACGGGCAAAATATAGCTAAACATCTACAACCAGCTAGCCAAGACTTAATGTTTAGCTGTCCACCCTACTTCGACCTAGAGCATTACAGCGATGACCCACTAGACGCTAGCAACCAAGAGAGCTATGAGGAGTTTAGAAAGATTTTAGACAACGCATTTACAGCAGGAGCTAAGCTCTTAAAAGATAATAGGTTCGCAGTAGTAGTAATGAGCAACGTGAGAGGTAAAGACGGAGCCTATTACGACATCTGCGGAGATATAACCAAGATAATGGAACGCAATGGTCTAAAGCTTTATAACGAGATTATATTAGTGAATGTCATAGGCACCGCTAGCATGAGAGCAGGTAATTACATGAAGAATAGAAAAGTCGCTAGAGTACATCAAGAAGTTATGGTCTATTATAAGGGCGAGCCTAGACCAATACCCGAAGATATACCAGAAAGCAGACAGCTACCACAGGTGCACGATAATGTTTTGGTGTTCTATAAAGGAGACCAGAAAAACATAGCACCAGAATTTAGAGAGGTCGCCATAGGTGATTTAGAGGAGGAGGAACTAGAACAATGACAGAAAAACAGACAGAAACTCCCGCAACAAAGTCAGCGGAAAATAAGCTAGAGGGCAGAACCAAAGACGGCAGGTTTGCAGTAGGCAATAAACCTGTCACCAGTTTCAAAGACCGTCCACAAGATAGGGCAAACGGACGCTGGGACAAGAATAACAGCTATAGCTACTGGCTAAATAAGTTCGGAACCATGAGCCATGAAGATAGACTGGCATGGCAGGTAGAGAACCCACCAGAGAAACGATCAGGCTTCTGCCAGCTAGCCCTAGACCAATACACAGACGCTAGAAAAGCGATAACTAGCGACGCCCGCCTAAGGGTTAGAGAAGCCATAGCCGATAGGGTAGAGGGCAGACCAAAGCAGGTTATAAAGCAGATAGTCGAAGTATCAGACCCATACGAGGGATTAACCACGGAAGAATTAAAGAAGTTGCTAAAAAAAGACCAATAAAAGTAATGAAAAAACCGAACAGAAACGGAAAAATGCAAGCAAAAACCCGCATTTTGCAAAGAAAATCACGAATTTGTTCGGTTTTTGTAGTGGAACCATGAATTTAGATTATAAGCACATACAGATAGTAATAGCTAGGCGAGAGTTCTGGAGCTATTGCCAGCTCTTATACCCGAATTTTTATAGGGAAGATTTTGCCTATCTAAAAGAACTCTGCGACACCCTGCAATGGTTTTACGAGGAGAGTACTCGCCATATTCTGATTATTTGTCTTCCCCCGAGGCACGGCAAGAGCTTCACCGCCGAGAACTTCACCGAGTGGGTACTAGGACAAGACCCGACGCTTCCGATTATGACCGCCAGCTATAACGAGATTTTAAGCTCGACATTTAGCCGAAAGGTGCGAGACACCATAGGCACAGCCAAGGTAGGCGAGGAGATCGTCTATAACGATATATTCCCAAGCACGGTACTAGAACGAGGAAACGCAGGCGTGAACCTATGGCAGACTACCGCCAGCAAGGTACCGAACTACATAGCCACAAGCCCTACAGGAACCGCCACGGGCTTCGGAGCTAAGCTACTACTAGTAGATGACATCATTAAGTCCGCAGAAGAAGCCTATAACGAGTCAGTCCTAGAGAAGCACTGGCTATGGTTTAATAACACCGCCCAGCAACGTCTAGAACACGGCGGAAAGACGGTCATTATTATGACACGCTGGGCAGAGGGGGATTTAGCGGGAAGACTACTAAACGCCTACCCCGAAGATATAGTGCTATTTAAGCGTAAAGCGGTACTAGACGAGGCTAAAAAGCAAATGCTATGCTCTAAGGTTCTAAGCTTCGAGGATTTTAAGCGTAAGACCAAGGAAATGAACCCAGACATCGTAGAGGCGAACTTTAACCAGACACCGATAGACGTGAAAGGTAGGCTATACACGAGCTTTACCGAGTGGGAAACCCTCCCAACCCCAGAAGACGGACAGGTACACAACTACACAGATACGGCAGACACAGGTAGCGATTACCTATGTAGCGTGAACTACATCATCCATGATAATGAAGCCTATATTACAGACCTAGTATTTACGCAGGAACCAATGGAAGAGACCGAGAACATGGTGGCAGACCTCTATATAAGAGGAAACGTCACCAAAGCGGTTATAGAAAGCAATAACGGCGGGCGAGGCTTCGCAAGGAACGTCAAAGCTAAGCTAAAAGACCGAGGCTGGAATATAACCAAGATTAGCCCAGTAGCCCAAACCAAGAACAAGGAGAGCCGAATTTTAACCAGCAGTGGCTGGGTGGAAGAACATGTGTACATGCCATTAAACTGGAGGCGGAAATACTCAGAGTTTGCAAGCCAAGTCCTAAAGTACCAGCGTAAGGGTAAGAACGCCCACGATGACGCCCCCGACGTATTAGCCTCTATTTACGAAAACGTCTGTGGTAAACTTAAAGTAAAGATAGCCAATAAGGGGGCGATATTAGGCAGAAGTAGTGCCGAGAAAAGGTACTGGAGCGAGTAGATGAACAATAAATATCAACTAAGACGGGGGACGGAATTAACCCCAGCCATAATCCAAGACATCATAGACTGGGGCGATAAGCGAGCCACAGCACTAAAGAAGAAGCTAGACTATTACCAAGGATTAAACGACATTACGGAGACTAGACCAGCACAGGCAGGCAAAGCCACCGTGCTAGTAAACCACGCTAGTTTCATTACCGACATTAACGTGGCGTACCTACTAGGCAACCCAGTCCAATACCAGCCAACCAAAGGGCTAGAGGAGACTATAGCCCCAGTATTAGACGCATATAAAGCCGAGACTATAGACACGCTAGACACAGACCTAGCCAAGGACATCAGTATTTACGGCATAGGCTACGAATACATTTATAACGACGAGAACGCACAGCCACAGAGCGTAGTAAGCGACCCAGGCAACACGGTACTAGTAGTCGATACAACAGTCCAGCACAAGCCACTATATGGCGTGATATACAGGGCAGTTTACGAGAACGGCGACACCACTCCTACCTACTACGAATTAACGGTGGTAGATGACACCATGGTGCATGAATATACGATGAAGAGTAAGGGCGACACCCTAGATTTGGTCTATGAAGCCCCGCACGCTTTCGGTGGCGTGCCACTCATAGAGTACATAAACAACAAGCACCGCATAGGCGACTTCGAGAACGTCATTAACCTAATAGACGCCTACAACATATTGCAGTCAGACCGCATTAACGACCGCAAAACCCTAGTGGACGCTATACTAGTAGCCTACGGGTTAGACCTAGACGAAGAGCAGGTGAAAGACTTAAAAGAAAATCGCATGGTCTCGGGTGTGCCTGAAGACGGCAAGCTTGAGTATTTAATTAAGACCGTGAACGAAACGGACACGGAAGTATTACGCCGAAGTATCGAAAACGACATCCACAAGATTAGCTATACCCCGAACATGAGCGACAGCGAGTTTGCAGGCAACCTATCGGGCGTAGCAATAAGCTACAAGCTATTTAACTTCGAACACCATGCTAAAGATAAAGAGGCGTATTTTGAAAAGGGTCTTATAAACCGCTTTACGCTTTACTTTAACTACCTACGCACAAAGAGCAAAATATCAGCCCCAGACAACATGAACATCGCCACAGAGATAGACGCAATATTTAATAGGTCATTGCCAAAGAACGACCTAGAAACCTCGCAAATGATCGGCAACCTCAAGACCGCAGGACTAGTCTCAGACCAAACCCTAGTAGGACAGCTAAGTTTTATTAAGAACCCAGCCGAAGAGGTAGAGGACGCAAGAGCAGACAAAGCCGAAGACCTAAAGTATAACGATTTCGGGGCAGTCCCAGAGATAGGCGAAGAAAAGGATGAGCCTAGCAATGAGGAGGTCTAAATGGAGCATAGATACTTCGAGGACAAAGCCATAAGACTGTTTTACATAGTTATGGCACTAAGCGGGGTTATAACATCATTAACCAGCACCGCCGATAACTTTATGGGCGGATTAGAGCGAGCCGTGGGCTTCGGGCAGTTCTTTATCTACGTGGGTATGCACTACATGAGCAAAAAGAACCGCATACCGCAAAGCATAGTGGTGATTTACGGGGCGATGATATTGCAAGCCATAACCATGGCAGTTTCGATTGCGAATAACTTTAATGCCACTACCATAGACCTAAATTTAATCCAGTCCGATATTATAGGCGGGCTAGTGATAATATGGGCTTTATACCATAGGCAAAAAGACCTTAACCGCATTTTAAGGGATGCCAAAAGAATACAGGAACGACAAGCGAGATGAACTGGCAAGAGATTATCCTCGGCATTATAGGCGGAGGTGGGTTCGCTACGGTTATAACCGCCCTAGCTACCCGAAAGAAGAACACTAGCGACATAGCCCAGAGCAATATAGACACCGCACTAAAGCTAAAGAGCGAGGCATTAAAAGAGTACATCACGGCGAGAGATGAATTGACCGAAGCCCGTCGTTTAATCACGAACGCTGAAGAAAGAATAAGGCTAGCCAACGCCTATATAAGGGTTTTACAGGACATATTAGATAAGAACGGCATAGATTACCCGACACGGGAGATGGTAGATGACTCTAAATAGCAGAGAGTACTGGACGAAGCGAGAGCTAAAACGCTTCGCTACGAACGAGAAAAGCTACGACAAGGTAAGGCACACAGTAGCTAATATTTACGATACGAATAATAAGTACGTATTAAGCGAGCTACGGAAGATTTATAGCAGAGGCATAGCAGACCCTACCTATTTACGCCAGCTAGAGACCGCAGACAACCTGCGGGACTTCTTAAAAGAGGTCAAAAAACGTGGTCTATATAAAATGCTTCCCGATAACTACAAGTTTAGGGCAGACAGATTAACCACCCTAAACCGAAACATCTGGCTAAAAGCTAAAAGCGGTATGGTAGACGAGTACGTATTAACCAGCGAAGCCTATACGAAAAGCGTAGGTGCTATGTACGGAAGCCTAGCAGGAGACCTAAACGAAGCGTACGCACGAGCTGGAGGCTTCGGGCAAATACCGTTCGATAGGCTAGAGCAAATAATGGCGATACGCCCAGACGGCATGGATTTTAGTTCCGCCATATGGAATAACAACGAGAAGCTATTAACCGAATTAAACACCACGCTAGCCTCAGGCTTCCAACTCGGCAAGTCCATAGACCAAATGTCTAATGAGCTAGCCAAAAGGATGAATGTCGCAAAATATAATGCGGACAGGATTATCCAGACCGAAGCTGATTACTACGCCAACCAAGCAGAGCTAGCGTGCTACGAAGATTACGACGTAAAGAGGTACCAATATTTAGCAGTACTAGACGACAGAACCAGCGAGACCTGCCAGCACCTAGAGGGCAAGGTCTTCAAGGTGTCAGAGGCTAAGGTAGGCATTAACTACCCGCCAATGCACCCACACTGCAGAAGCACCACAATACCAGTCCTAGCAGGCGAGGTAAAAGGCTACGACGGAGAACGCATAGCCCGCTACGAAAAAGGCGGAAGCGATAGATACGTTTATAGCGGAGAGATTAAGCACGGCGTAAACCCTGTATTTAACCGAGACCCGATAAGCCCACAAGATACGCTAGCCCCAGACACTACCCTAGGCTATACCAAGAGCTTTAAGGAGGACATAACGCCAAGCGTACGAAGACAGTACCAAGAAGCCCTAGCACAGGACTTCTCGGAGTACCCACAAGTCCAGACCACTATAACAGGAATAAGCGGGAACGGCGGAACGTTTGGCGAAACTACCAATACCTTAGGGGTTTATAAGAACGCCAACAAGCTAAACATCAGCGTATCAGCCCCAAACACCTATAAAGCCCAAGGCTATACCCTAGCCAAGAACCAAAGGCTAGTAGAGCTAAGTGGGCTAGACAGCATGCGTATCAACTTCCAGAAAGTGAAGATGAGTGCCAAGAATTATCAGGATAACATTATTAAGAATTACAAAGCCAATCACTGGGTGGCAAAATCCGCTAAAGGCATAGCCCACCACGAGTTTGGACACGCTCTAGGGCATTACTTAGAGGCTAGAGACAAAGGCTTTACGGCGAGACAATTAGCAGGCATTAAAAGAGCCTATGGCACCAATGGAAGAAAAATAACCACACAGCAGGTAGCCGAGAATATGAAGAACGTAGTGGACGGCTATAGAGAAGCTAGAAACAGCTCGACAGTCCAAGGTGATATAGTAAGAAGCGTGCTACAAGCTAACACAGGGGGCGAGAAGATATATAGAGATAAGGGAATACAAGCTTTAAGTAGCTACGGCACTAAGAACTGGCACGAGAGCTTCGCCGAGATGTTCGCCTACTCGAGGGAAAACCCAGACACCGAAATAGCCAAGCTACTAAACGAAGAAATAGCCAAAAGGCTGAAATAAGAGGAATTTATGAAAAGCATGAACGCCATGTTATAATGACCCTATAAACCCGACGGGGGTAAAACGGAAAGGAATAAGGCTAAATGGACAATAACAACCAGCCAACTACGCCCGCTACCGAAACTCAAAACGATAGCAATAAGGACGGAAAACACGAGAAGACTTTTACTCAAGATGAAGTCAACCAGCTAATCGGCAAATACCGAAGCGAGGGCAAAAGCAAAGCTGAAGCAGACATAGCTAAAGCAGTAGCAGACGCTAAAGCGGAATGGGAACGCCAAGCGAAGATGACCGAAGACGAACGAGTAAGAGAAGCGAGTGTAAAGCGTGAGAAAGAGCTAGCCGACAAAGAAAAGGCACTTGCACTCCGTGAAAACACCGCAAACGCTAAAGAGCTATTAGCAGAGAAGCATATAGACACAAGCATGGCGAAATTCCTAGTCACCTCGGACGCCGAAGAGACTATGAAAAATATCGAAGAGTTCGAGAAAGCCTATGCTAAAGCCATTGAGGCAGGCGTAGAGGACAAGCTAAAAGGCAAAACCCCAGAAGACAAGGGCGGAGTAGCCAAGAAAAGCGAGACCACGAACCTATCAAAAGGCGTGTACAAGAGTGGAAACACTATAGCTTTCTAGCCACAATTTACCAAGGAATAATTAAATGGCACGAACCAACGCACAGAGCATTTACGACTCTAATGACGATACCACCAAAGCAAAATTAGCAGAAATCTCGGGCAAACTTATCGAGGGAATTTATGCTACAGCTTTATCAAGCAAACTTAAAAATACCGATTACTCGGGCGATCCAACCGCAGGTAGCATTGAGGTGAACCGCTTCAAGAACGCAGTTTCTAAAAACTACGGCACCGCACGTGGTGCAGGTAAAGGCGAAGCACTCCGCAATACTGGCAAAACCACTATTAACCTCGACCGCCATAAAGAAATTATCGAAGAAGTTTCTGGTGCAGACCTCGCCCTCTTCGGTATCGAAGGTCTTGCCGAGAAGCGTGCAGACAACCACCGCAAGCAAATGGTAGCCGAATTAGACCGTGAATTCTTCGCTGAAGCTGAAGCTAAAGGTACTAACGTCGTATTAACGGGTATTACCGCCGTCGAAGACGCTGCCGAAAAATTGATCCAAACCATCATATCCGTCAAGAACGACTGGGTCGATGGCCTCGATAAAGAAGACGTTCACATGTCATTAAACCCTAAGACATACGGCAAGCTTCGCAACTATATCGACAAGGTCACCGTTCCAACCGTAGATAGCGGAAGCCGTGAGATTAACCTCTTCCACGGTGTCGAAGTCGCAGAAAACGTCCGCCAAACCGCAGACATCGTCATCATGGTCAAAGGTGCTTTAGCTGAGCCACTTAAAGTAAGCCAGTACAAAGCAGAAAAAATCCCTCTATCTAACGATTACGCCCTTGAACTTTTCTATGACTACGGACTCGGTGCCGTGTCTAAAGACTTGATCTTCAAGGCAACTTTAGCCTAGTAGATAGGCTAGAACCGCAAGGCGAGGGCGGTGAAATCCTCGCCATAAAGAGGAAATTAAAATGGCATATTTTAAGAATTTAATCGCAGAGACGATTTTAGAGGTTCCAGAAGACCAAGTAGATACCTACTTAGAATATTCAGACCGCTACGCCCTCTGTGATATTAACGGCAACATAATAGCAGAAGCTGAAGAGGTCGAAGCCCCGAAAGCAGAAGCCCCGAAGGCTACTAAAAAGAATACAGCCAAGGAAGAAAAAGCCCCTGAAGCTGAAGTAGCAGAAGCCCCGAAAGCAGAAGCAGTTGTCGAAGAACGCTAAACGAAAGGACGGAAACCGAAATGGACGATGTAAAATTGAAAATTAAGGAAGCCGTCCTTGTTCTATTCCCTAAGGCAGGCGAGAATACCGAGCTACTAAATTATGTAGTATCAGAGGTGCTATTTAGGACTTTACTATACCTAAACTACCCGACAGATTACGATTTTAAGAAGTGGAACGAGAGGTTTAACCCAGTTATAGCTAGAGCAGTAATGGGGGTTTATACCAAATCAACCGAAGAGAGAGACGGCGGGGCAGTAGAGGCAGGAATAGCGAGCCTTAGCGATAACGGGCAGAGCATTAGCTATAAAGACACGGCTAAGCAGTACCTAGCTACAGCTACAGACAACGAGCTATTCGGTAGTCTAACAGCCGTGCTAAAGCCCTACAGGAGAGTCCATGTTATTTCACGCAAACGCTAGGCAAGCTATAGCCAAAGCTTTCTATGATAAGCCAATAGAGCTACTTAGAGCCACACAGCAGGTAGATGAAGAGGGTGGACTACTACCCCCAACCTTAACCCCCACAGAGAGCCTGCTAGGCAATATTAACCCTAGTAGCGAGCTAGCCATAGAGGAGTTCGGGCAGAACACCACCGCTACCGCCATTATTACGCTAAGTAAAGAGGACGGGGCGAAGATTAAGCTAGCGGACATATTAAGAGCTAAAGGCATAGTCTATCAGGTGGTCGAATACCACCCCTACGATAGCCACACGACCCTAGGGGTAAAGCAATGGCGAACACAGTAGAGCTAAACTTTAAGGACTTAGCTAGAATAACGGGGAGACTAGACGGATTAAACGCAGTAGAGGAGAAAATAGCCACCAAGGCTATGCAGACCGCCCTGCTACTAGTCCAAAGGTCGGCTAAAGTAAAGGTAGCCAACGGACATTCAGTCACGGGACGCCTTATGAACAGCATATCTAAGCGAATAGTAGCCGAGGGGGCAGGCATAACAGGCGAAGTTTATACAAACGTAGAATACGCACCATACCTAGAGTACGGAACGGGAACGCGTGGGCAGGAGAGTTATACTCCACCAGTAGATACCGACTTAACGTTTAGTGAGGACTGGGTAGGACATCCAGCCTATCCATACATGAGACCAGCCCTAGAGGAGAACAAGGACAAAATTAAAGAGCTATTTAACGGCACAATAACAGAGGCGATGAAATGAAGAACGTAAAACTTGAAGTTTATAACATACTTAGAACGACAGGCTACTCGGTACTTCAGCAGAGCCAAAATACAGCAATAACCCCGCCCTTAATAACCTACTACCTACTTAACATGAGCGTAGGCATGGATTTAAGCGGGGAGCTGGCGAGCCAAGACGTATCGGTTTCGATAGATATATGGGCGAACACCAGCACGGAAGCTAGCAAAATACTAGCCAAGACAGAAGAGGTTATGCGAAAGAGCTACTGGCGGATGACAAATAGTCTAGACGTACCGAATCCAGACAAGACCATCTACCACATGAACGCTACATTTACGAAGATAGTAGCGTGATATAATCAAAGCATAACCCCATAGCCCATTAGGGCAACATGAAATCAGGAGAAGAGACCATGGCTGGAACTTCCACAATGGCATCAACCTTAACCCTTAAAAAAGAGGGTCAGACAGGATCAGACAAACTAATCGCACGTATTACTTCAATCGGCGAAATGGGTGGCGAACACGAAGAGCAGGACGTCACTACCTTAGATAGCCCAAACGGGGCAAAAGAATTTATCCCAGCAGGTACCGATTACGGCGAGACTGAAATTAGCTGCAACGTTCTTAAAGGCGACCAAACCCTAGAATTAACCCAGCTATTCGAGAGTAAAGCCGTGAGGGAATGGGAAGTCGCAACCCCTAAGGGTGCAAAACAGACTTTCAGAGCGTTTATTAAATCCATCAAATACGGTGAAAAGACCACCGACGGACTAGACACGATGAAGTTTACCCTAAGAATCACAGGTAAAATCACCTACGCAAAGGGTGCCTAAAATAAGGGTGGGGAGACCCACCCTCTAAGATATTATTAACATTACATAGGAAAACCACATGAAGCTAAACTATAAAGCTATAAATATCGCCAACGCAGAGGATTTAAGAGGCAAGTCATTTCTAGGCGTTTTAGCCGACCTCGGTGAAATCGACATGACCCACCCAAGGCTAGACATCATCAAGATCAGCCCACTACTCTTTTTACTAGAGGCAGGCGGTATAACCCGAGAAGAAGCTAGCGACATCGTGGACAACGAGGGTATCGAAAAAGCCCTAGGGTACGTGTTCGAGGCATTGCAAAACTCAGGTTTTTTAGCACAGCAGAAGAAACAGACGGAGACCAAAGCGGAAGCCAAGACCGAAGAAGCTACCGCAACTTCCGAGACTTCTGGACAGACCACGAAAAACTAGCCTATAAAATAGGGCTAAAAATCCCCGAATACTGGGAATTAACCCTAAGACAATTCACGCACTGCATAGACGGCTACGTAGAGAGGCTAGAGGATTACACAAAGGGCGAGGACGCCCTAAACCACGCCCTAGGCAAATACGTAGGTTTTGCTATGAACGACCCTAAGAAATACCCAGACAAGCCATTTAGCCAGCAAGATACAAGCAGTAGTAGTGGGCTAATGACCACAGACGAAGCCTTAGAGGCATATATCAGTGCCAAAGCAGAGGCACAAGACACGGAGAATTAAAAATGCCAATAAGCGACGAACTACGAGTAAGGATTACAGGAGACGCTTCAGGGCTAAAAAAAGCGACCAACGACGCTAAGACCTCGCTAGGGGGTCTAAGTAGCACAGCCAACAATATTGGCAAAGAAATATCAGGGCTAATCGGCAAGTACGCCTCAATTACCGCTGCGATAGTGGCAGTAGGCAAGGTTATAGGCGACAGTACAAGAGAGTTCGCAAGCTTCGAACAAAATATAGGCGGAGCCAAAGCCGTTTTCGGTGATTACGCTTCATACCTGAATAAGAAAGCCGAAGAAGCTAGTACATCCGTCGGCATGTCGATCAACGAATATTTGCAAGGTGCCAACAAAATTGGTGCCATCATGCAAGGTGCAGGCATTACGCAGGGACAGAGCCTAGCCATGGCCACATCATGGATGGAGCGTGCTGCCGATATGGCTTCAGTAATGGGCGAGACTACCGAAACCGCCATGACTGCCGTCACCGCTGCTGCCAAGGGCAATTTTATGCTAATGGACAACATCGGCGTGAAGATGAACGCCACGACCATCGAAGCATACGCCCTAAGTAAAGGTATTACTACCAGCTACAACGCCATGAGCGAAGCTCAAAAGGTGGGGCTAGCCTACCAGATGTTTATGGAGAAAACCACCCAGTACGCTGGAAACTTCAAGCGAGAGGGCGTAGAGACCCTGCAGGGTGCTTTAGCGGTATTAAAGGCTAGTTTTGCGAACCTAGGCACATATTTAGGTATGGCTTTCGGTCCGATACTAATGAGCGTAGCCAACTTCATTACGGGCTACATAGTTCCAGCTATACAAGCAGTAATTCCCTACATAGTAGGTTTTATGAACGTTATCGGGCAGATGGTATCGTTTGTAGCTAAAGCCCTAGGCAGTTTATTTGGTAGTAATGGCGGAGGCAAACAACTAGCCCAGAATAGCGACCAAACCAGCAAAGCCATGAAGAACGTGGCAGGGGGAGCAGGTACTACCGCTAAGAACCTAGGAAAGGCGAATAAAGAAGCTAAGAAATTAAAGGGGCAACTGGCCAGCTTCGACGAGATGAACGTCCTAGCCGAGCCACAGCAAGCCTCAGGCGGTGGAGACGCAGGCGGG